CGGAAAGGTCTTCAGCGATAGCGTTCCGAACGCCCCGGATCGTCTGAAGGACGTGCAAAGGGACTTTGCTTCCATTGCAGACAAAGGTTACCTTTCGGACGGGAATTACGTTGAATTGCAATTCCACGGGGGACTTTCTGCGGAAGACATCGAATATATTGAAATGTCAAAGAGTGACGCAAACGCACAGGCCGTTGAAAAGGCGGCAAATGACAGGGGTGTTAAAATCAAATGGAAATGATTGCCGAATACATGGACGAACAGGGTTTCTTTATTGTCCAATTGCCGGACGGACGTTATTACTACGGGGACGGAAACACCGTCAATGCGTTTGGCATTTCGGCAAATCAGTTTTTACGGTTTCACCCTTATATGGATTATGTCGGTGATAAAAACGTCAAGCCAAGTCAAAGCGTAATGCAATGGCTTGCGAAAAACCAATAAGCGGCGCAAGCCGCTTTTTTGATGCAAAGAAAGGGGTTGAACGCATGGCGTGCAAGCATGAAAGGATCAAATCTGTAAACTGTGTCATTTTCTGCGACATCTGCGGGGAACAGCTTCCCGTTGATTACCTTGTCGGAAATGGACGCATTGCGGCGCAGAAAGACGTAAAACCCGCCCCGGAAGTGAAAGACGGGGAAACGCCCGCCGAAGCACCGGAAGCGGCAAAAACGCCCGTTAAAGGCGAAAAGAAGACCAGACAGAAGAAGGTGACGAAATGACCAGTTGACGGCGTTTAGTTTAACGGCAGAATATCCGGCTTTGACCCGGAAGGCGTGGGTTCGACACCCACAATGCCCGCAGACGGTTTCCCGTCCTGTGTTTGGTTCTCTGCGCCATTGACCCAAAGTGGTAAACCGCAGAACTTAATGTTGCGTTCGATTCGCAACGCCGGACGGTTGCAAGCGTAATGCGAAAAACTTGCAGAAAGACAGCTGTCCGAAATCCGGATCAGCGCAGACAATTGCATGATGAAATAGGCACGATTGCAAAATCGTGCTTTTTTCATACAAATTCGCCCGCCGGGGCGCAAAACACGGAGAGCGTGCAACCTTCCAACGCACGTAAAGAAAGGGGAAGTAAAAATGGGCAAATACACCCGTGAAGCTGTGGCGGCTATCCTTGGAAACGAAGAACTGACCCCCAAACAGAAAGAGGACAAACTTTTTTCCCTGTACGGGCAGGCAATTTCCGAAGGTTACGTTTCCGTTTCGGAAGCGCAGACAGCCACACAGAACGCCGTGAAAACGGCGCAGGAGGCATGGGAAAAGGAACACAAGCCGCCGGAAATCAACGTCAAGGAAACAGAGGAATACAAGGCGTTACAGGCAGATTTTGACGGGTACAAGACCCGGCAAGCCGCCCGGACGTCTGATGATTTCAAGGGCGTAAAACCCAAATTCTTTGACACGGTTTATGACCGGATTGACCGTTCGGAAGGTGCGAAACCCGTGCCGGAACAACTCTCCGCAATGCAGAAGGACTTTGAAGAGTGGTTCATTCCGCAGGCGGGAAACCCCGCCCCGAAACTGCCGCAGTTTGGGGCAAAACCGGAAGGCGGTATGCCCAAAGGTGAAGAAGGGGCAGTCGCGGCATTTACAAGCGCATGGGGTTTCAAAAAATAACACAGAAAGGAAGTTAAATTATGCCCTTTAATCAAGTAAATGTTAACTATGCCGCCGAATATTCGCAGGCACTTGCGCAGGCTTATCCTTACCTGTCCTATTTCGCCGCGATTTGGGCGAGTGAGAACAGCACCCGTTACCGTTCCGGCATGGGAAAAACCATGTACATTCCGACCGTGACCGTTTCCGGCGCAAAGGACACCAACCGCGATCAGATCAACGGCGTTTTCAACCGCAACTGGAACAACGAATATCAAGCGGTTGAACTTCAGATGGATCGTGAATGGGATACCCTTGTTGACCCGATGGACATGAACGAAACCAATGACGTTGCCAACCTTGCCAACATCACCCGCGCTTTCGTGGAACAGCAGAAAATCCCGGAAATGGACGCTTTCCTTGCTTCCCAACTCGCCGGGTATGCGTCCACGTTCGGCGGCGTGTCCACCGAAAGCCTTACCTCTGCCAATATCCTTGCGGAGTGGGACAAGGCCATTGAGTACATGACCAATCAGCGGATCAACCGGGATCGGGTCGAAGGCTACTTCACCCCCGCCGCTTACAAACTGCTGAAGCAGGCAACGGGAATGACCCGCTTTATTGAGGTCACCAACGGAATTCGTGACGTTGACCGCAATATTGCCCGCCTTGACGGTGTGCGCATTACCGAAGTCCCCGCCGACATGATGAAGACGGCCTATACCTTCGCGCAGGGTTGGGCGGTTGACGTGACGAACGCCGCGCAGATCAACTTTATCCTTGTTGACCCGATGGCGGTTGCCGCGCCCGTCAAGTACGAAACCGCCATGATGTCCCCGCCCACGGCGCAGAACAAGGGCAAGTACCTGTATTACGAACGGTACTACTATGGCGCGTTCATGCTGAATGAACGGCAGGCGGGCGTATATGCCAATATCGGCACTTCCCCGACCCTTGGCACGCTGACCGTCACTTCCGTTGCCGGAACTGATGCCGCCGGGGACAGCAAGATCACCGTCACCGGAAAGAACATTTGGAGTGACGGTAGCCTTGTGGAAGGCGTGAAACTTGTCTATTGCACGGGCGAAAGTGCCGCTGTTTCCCTCACTTACGGCGCAGTACCGCCCGCCGCCAAGACTTGGGTCGATATGCCGTCCAACCCCGTGACGCTGAAGTCGCAGACCGCAGGCAAGTATATCACGGTTGCTATGGTCAACAAGCAGACCGGATTTGTTGTCGCGGGCGGCAATACCACGCTTGTGGTGAAATCCTAATAGCGGGGTGAAGACATGGGCGTTGTAGACTTTACTTTTTACAGTACCGTCTACATGGGGACGGACGTTGACGAAACGTCCTTCCCCGCCCTTTGCGCCCGTGCGTCTGACATTGTTGGTGCGCTGACGCATTGGGTAGACGAAACAGAAATCAGAAAAAAGCCGCAATTCGTGCAGACCCTTTACAAAAAGGCAATCTGTGCGCAGGTTGACTTCCTTGCGATCAACGGCACAGATTCCCTAAACGAAGCCGCAACGGGCGGTTTTACTGTTGGGAAAGTGACCGTACACGGCAAGGCGGGAAGCGCAAACGGCGGCAGGATGACGGAAAATATTTCCCCGCTTGCGGTGCAGTACCTTGAACAAACGGGGTTGATGAACCCGCAAGTGCCGACCCTTAAAGGGTGGTGGTTTCCGTGCTGAAACCGATTCCGGCAAAGATACTCAAAACAACGGCAACCGTGAAGGTCTGCAACGGCGTTGACAGATACCAAAATCAAACCTACACGGAACACACGGTCAAACGTACTCACCTGCAACCCACAAACGAAATCCGCAAAACGGAATCAAACACGGATTGCACCCTTCGGGCAATACTGTTTGTTGATTACCGGATCAGCACGCCCCGGCTTGATTGGTGCGCCCTGCTGAAACAGGCGCACGATTTGAAGGGGGATATGCGGATCATAGTGCGGGGGGTTGAATATACCGTCATGGGCGTTGACGAACTGCGGGACGATACAGACCTTTTGCATCATTGGGAAGTTTCCCTTGTGTAAAGGGGTGGTTGTATGTCGGTAAAAATCAAAATCAGCGAAACCGGGATCAAGGCAACGATTGACAACGCATGGGAAAGCGGCCTTGAAATGCTTTCGTCCCAAATCCTGCGGGATTGTAACAAATACTGCAAGGAAGATACGGGTATGCTGATTATGTCTTCCCTTATCCATTCGGATTTGAAAAAAGGCATACTGATTTGGAACACGCCGTATGCCGCCCGGCAGTATTACGAAATCCGAACCGCATACAAAGACGTTAATTCGCAAGCGTCTTGGCGGTGGGTCGAGTTGGCAAAAAGCCTGCACGGTGAAACGTGGGCAAGACAGGCGCAAGCAATAGCGAGGTTGTACAAGAAATGAGCATCATAAACAACGCAATTGAATCCGTGATGGACTTGATTGACGCAATGGACAACTTTGCCGCAATCACACGGGGCGCACTTGGAACGGACAACGGTTTGACGTGCGAAATTGCCCCGTCCAACACGGCAGAAGTGTACCTTGACAAGAATTCATTTGAAACCGTCACGCTTGCGCTCAACGGCAAACACAAGGATTTGCAGGTGCTTTCGGACACGCTCAACAACATTCTTGATTCCCTGTCCAGACGGACGTCCTACCCGTCCGGGGAAGGGTGGGAAATCGTGGACATAACCAAAGGAATCCTGCCCCGTGTGATCGGGCGCGAACAAAATAACGCATGGTTGATGGCGGCAGATTTGGTTATAAAACTCTACAGAAAGGATGACGAAGAATAATGGAAGCCAATTGGGTCAATGAACTTTATATTGGCACGTCTAAAACCGGGGAAACTTGGACTTACGCCAAACTTTGCAAGGGCATTGAAAGCATGGAGTTCAACGAAAATGAACAGAATCAGCAGTATTTCTTCCTTTGCGGGCAGGGTCACGCACACAACGAAGTGACCGGAAGTGCGCCGGAACTTGTGGTATCCGGTCGGCGTATTGTTGGCGATACGGCGCAGGACTTCATTGCCGGAAAGCAGTTCACGCTTGGCGAAGAGCGCAACAGTTCCGTCAAGATCATTTCCGGCGGGAAGCAGATTATCTGTGATTGTTCCATCGGCGCAATCACGTCCTTCGGCGGGTCTGCGCTTGACGTCAACGCCTTCGGGTGCACAATCCGGTTCAACGGCGTGCCGACAGTTTCCGATGCAACCTAACACAAACGGGGGCGGGATCGTCTTGCCCCCGTCTTTTTTTGAATAAAGGAGATGTAAAACAATGAAATTATTTCGGAAGGGGTACGAACTGACCCTTAACCGGGTGCATGATACGGTCAAAATCAAGGAAAACAATGATTCTATCACATTGCAGGTCAACGGGGACGCCATGCGCATGGTTGCGGGATTGAACAAAGCACAGGCGAAGCTGAAAGACCTGTCGGAAGAATCCACGGAAGAACAGATCAAGGAAGCCGCAGAATTCTTTGCGGCGTGCATTTTCGGGCAGGAACAGGCAAAAGAACTTATGCAGTTTTACGCCAATGACCCCGGTTGCGTGATTACCGTATGCGGAAACTATTTCCGGCAACGCCTTGCCGGAAAGATTTCTGCCGTGCAGAAAAAACTTAAACTGTGAATTTCCGGCTGTTCGACCGCCTGCCGAAAGGGGTCACGGTTGGCGGCAGGTATTACAAGTGCAATTTCGACTTTCGCAATGTGCTGAAAATGCTTGATGTGATGCGCCGGGAAGACCTGCAAGACGATGCGCGGGACTTCCTTTGCGCAAAATGTCTTCTTTCACGCAGAAAGCCGCCGAAAAACGCTTCCGCAATCGTTAACGAATTATGTGCCGTACTGTTTGAAAAACGCCCGGAAACGGACGAAAAACACCTTACATCGTTCGAACAGGACGCACCCTTGATTCGTGCGGCGTTCCGGCAGGTGTACAACATTGACCTTTTCCGGGATCGTCTTTCGTGGTTTGAATTCGTGGAACTGTTGGCGGGTCTGCCGGAAGGATCACGATATACGGAGGTTGTCGGAATCCGGGCAAGACCGTTGCCAACGCCGAACAAATACAACCAAAAAGAACGGGAATGGTTGATAAGGGCAAAACAGGCGGTTGCAATCCATCTGACAGACGCAGAACAGGCAAAGAAATACGAGCAGGACGTTGGAAAAATCTTTGCCGGACTTATGGGCATGATGCCGAAGGAAGTGACAAAAGAAAATGGCGAATGACGGTCAAATTGTATTTGAAGTCACAGCAGACGGCAAGCACGCAATAGCAGACATCAAGGAAATCACCCGTGCGATTCAGCAGGAAACGGGAAAATGGGACACCGCCGCAAAGCAAAGCACGGACAACATGAGCAATCATTTTTCTTCCATGCTCAAAAAACTTGTTGCCGGGTTTTCTGCCGTCAAGATCGGCAAGGCGTTGCTTGACATTGGGAAAGACGCAATACAGGCGGCGTCCGACCTTGAAGAAGTGCAAAACGTGGTTGACGTAACCTTTGGGGACGGGGCGGCAAAAATTGAAACGTGGTCGAAAGCCGCCGGGGCGCAGTTTGGCTTGACGGAAACGCAGGCAAAGCGGTTCACATCCACGTTGGGCGCAATGGCGAAATCTGCCGGGTTGT